GCACCGTCCCTGTGTAGTCGATTCCTGTTCGAGAATCAGCGTCGCGAGGCCTGGGATGGAATCCTCACCCGATTCATTTGAACCACCCGAACCGTTATCCATCGTAGGCGCCATCACAATAAACCGTGAAGCAACACGATCGCCACGGTCAACACTGCCCAACTCCGTCACCCGCAAATGGTGCCAATGCCCATGCACTAGTAGGGAAGCGTCAGCGACCGGCTGACGGCCAAACGCCTGCTTCCTCCACCAATCAGCCACACCCGCCGGGGAAGACGCCTGATGCCCATGCATGACCCCGAGAACATGGAAGCCATCACCGAACACATCAATAGCGAGTGACTCGTCGTGCGGTTGAGGTTCAATAAAGTTGATATGGGTTGCGCCAATTCACCGGCCAACCTAGCCAGCTGGCGACCGATAAAGACGCCCCAATCGTCTGTGGGTTTGCCAATCTGCTTCCCGTTCGCAGCCCGAAACTGGCAATGGTTCGACCCTACGCTCGCATAAGTCATGGATGGTGTTAGCTCTGCAAGTTTCCGCAACGTCTGCCAAGCCAACGTAGTCGCAACATCAACCTGCTCCATAATGCTCAAGTCGTTCGAGTAAGCCTGCTGCGCACTGTTCGCGTTGTAAAAAGTTTTCCACCGTATCGCCAAGGTCACAAAAGATAATCTGTTCCGGCTTTTCACGCTTCACCTGATCGACCAGACGTGCCTGCATCAACGCAACACGCTCCAACAAATCATCGGTACCGCCACGATAGTCAACCTTGCCCACCTGCAAGTCCGACCACAACACAACAAGGGCTCGAGTGTTACGGGTTGGCAATTTTCTTGGGGTGAGCTTCCGTTTGCCCTCAGCCATCAGTAGAGGCAGGTTCACGCCGGAAGACTTACGTCGGAACGTAAACCGGTAGCTCGTCAGCCACTCCCCATCCCAACGCTGCCACCTCGACGTGCGCACAGGCGGAATCACATCAATATCTTTCGGATCCATCCCCGCATCAATCAGAAACTCATCAAAGTTTTGGGGTTCCTGCGCATACCCTGGTGTTGTTGCTTCCCCCTCATCACCATCGAAACTTAGGGAAGGTTTCACCTCGTTCGAAACTTTCACGGCCCTTGCAGGTTGCAAATTATCTAACATGATTACACCCTATCTATTGAAACAAGAACACTCGCGGTTGCGGTGGCTCCTAATCGGTGTCTCGCTCAACTTCACGCCCCGTTGGGATAATGCTCTTGATAATGTTTTCACACCCCACACGTCAGGGCTCCCAACCGCAGACTCCAACACCAGCCGGTCAGCCTCGTCAAGGTCTTCAAGGATACGGCGCACACCACATGCCCGCACCTGGACGGATGGTGTTAGACCCTCAAGCATTCTCGCGTGTGGTGTCGATAAGCCGGTAGGCAACCTCCAACAACCAAGGATTCAAATTCTTTACCGATGCGCACTCACGCATCACCGCAGCAAGAGCCCCCCGAATGTTGTCGAAGTCCTCATGCCAGACAAGGTTGTCATCTGCAAGCAGGTTCGCTGCTGTAGCGTATGGTTCGAAAATTTCATCAGTCATTTTCCTCGACCTCAAGGTGAGCTGATGGCTAGAGTCTGACAAGATAGGTTCCCTTCCCGTAGGTTTACCTAATCCTAGTCCGGTAAATCAAGAAAATCGAGCGACTGAAACGCCGTGTTATCAAATTGTGACAATTCGTTGACTCTCACAAAACAGCCTGGCTCCCGAGCATCCGCATACACTTTCCAGGCGAGCACCCTAATGATTTGCGAATCATCGTCATAGACAACCCCTGTGAGTGCATCACCGACCCCGCGAATCAGTTTGTCCACATCGGGCGGGACGATCGGGTGTGGACGTTTCGTGACAGTCACGGTCGAAGGGCGTTCCAAATAAAACATGACCTCAAGCTCTACCGGCCCGGACGTTCGCGCCCACCCGTTCACTGTCACCGCAAAATCTGCCGCACCCCTCACAGCCTTACGCCATGCAGGCAAAAACTTTGACGCCTCCACAAACCTGTTATTACCAATGCTTTTCTTAGACCCCTGTGGTGCAGGCCTACCTAAAACATCAAAGGTTATCTCCACGCCTCTCAGGATACCGCTTCAGGTTCGCAAACGACGCGAGAACCGCCAACACCAACAATGACCCAAACACCCAGCCAAGCACCGACGTCACGTTAGTGGGCACCTGGTAGGCCAACAGCATGAACGTGACACCCATAGCGAAGACCAATACTTTCCCGCCGGTTTCCATTTAGAAGGGTGCCTGGCTGTCAACCGGTGTAGCCTGCCCGATAGTTGCTGTAGGCCACTGCTCCATAATTGCGGCCTCTTGCACTTTTCCACCATGCGCAGGTGTAATACTTTCCGCCCGCACCTTCACACTGAACCCGGTTGTACCGTCACGTTTCTGGAACACGTTCGTGCCCGTAATCCGACCGACCACAGTGACTTGGCGCACATCATCAAAGGCGCCCGTCTTGTCATCCGTCGTGCAATCATACAAAGTCGAATCGACCTTCTCCCACTCACCAGACGCATTCTTACGGTTCACATCCACCGCAACTTTCACCGCACGACCCCACTCAAAATCTGCAACATTCTGCAACCAACCCGTAACAACAACCTCAGCCTTATTAGGAACCATTTCCATCACCCTTTCTCGAAACCAACAACATGCTTAGGATTACAACAATCATTATGCCCGCAAGCCCTGACACCCGCAAACACAGGCTTACCATCATCATCCACAGGGGTAACATGATCGGCTGCATAAAAGCCCGCCCACGGTAAACACTTCCCCTCCGCAGAATGGACAGTCTGAACTTTTCGTGCCCTACAAGACCGACACAAAACAATCTTCTTACGGACACTATTGACAGACCATTCAATACCGCAACGCTCACACTGCACCACCGGCATTCAGGCTACGCTCCGCCACACGCATTTGCGCTTCAGTAAACACATAATTCTTCACTCTAGTACGTTTCACCGCAATTTTCACCGGCTCCACAACCACCTCAACCATCACAGGGTCGCTGTGCGCCTCCACACGGGCCAACATACGATCCTTCGACCAATACTTCTCCGCCTTCCTAACAGACGCCCCAGCCTCCAACAGGGACTCCCGCGACAACGGATGCTCAGCCATCAGCTCCCCGATATCAATCCCGAGCTCTGCAGCCCAGCTAACCTCACTCATCGTTTCCCCCCTTTTCTATCCGCTTGCCTGTCTTCCTCGACATCGGCGAAGCAAAGATCATAACCCTCATCATGCGCCTCCTTCCTCACAAAATAAAGCCAATCATCAAAAATCGCCCCATTCTGAGGATCGTTCGTTGTGCGCAGTGTACGCAGACAAAAAATGTTCCCGCACTATTTCAGTAGTTAGCCGTTCACTCATCGCCTGCCCCATCCTCTACGTAAATATTCGCAACCGCCCACTCATGCCGAGCATCAACACCCAAACCGCCCACCTCACGGAAAATTGTTTGACAACACTCCAAACATAAAATGATCCGCAACCCATGCAACCGACAAAACGGTGCAGCAACATCAACCATGACCAAACTCCCCCGCACGACACTCCCAATGCTCCCCAATATCATGCATATCCTTCACCCAGCCACGACGCACAGGCTGCAATGCTTCACGGCGCACAACATCCCACAACCCCTTAGCCGTCACCATCCCAGCAGGCGACTCCTTACACGCCGGAATAATTGCATCCTTCAACTGCTCATAAGTGAACCCGTCAAGCATTGCCATCCACATAACAACCTTCGACTCGGAAACAATCTGCCCATCCAACGCTGAAGCAAGGCTCACAATTTCCGTCATCTGCGATTTATTCATCATCAACACCCCTCACCATCGAACCCCACTCGCTCTCCAAACTCAAAAATTGCGGGCACCCGCAGACTCCAACTGCCCTTTCTCCTCAGCCCCGATACTGTGCCGCAAGAAGCGCACCCTGCTCCGCGTTCGTCATCTTCCGAGCTTTCTGCCCAGGCTCCTGATAAGGCTCATCATCCCAGCGTTCCTCATTCAACCAAGTCGTAGGGTGCGGCAAATACGTATCACCCCTATTCGGATCATCCCGAAAACCTCACGGCGCCCTGCAACTTATCGGCAGGCACCTTCTTGCGGCTTTCGTGTAGGCCGCCCTCGCCGCGCCCTTTTGCCTTTCTTCAGAGGGTAGGCATCCCACCACTCATCAAAAGCATCAGATGAAGGAGATACCATCTCTGCCTGTACGACTTAATTCCTTTCTTTCTTTATAGTCTTCTTGTTCTAATAGTGTTCTTTAGGAATAGTCTTCTTTGGTGGCTCGTTAGCCTTGGTAGGCTCAACCTTGTGAGGCTCAGCCTTGTGAGGTTCCTGGGCCAATGCTGAAGGGTCGCATGTAATGTAGTCGTACCCGGCAAGATGCCCTTTATCGTTGTGTGACTGGCTCTCCGAGCGCTCCAAGTAGCCTGCGCCAATAAGCTCGTCAAGAATACGGCGCACCTTATCCCTGCCCACATTGTTTTGGTGTGCGATCGAGTT